AGCAAGTAGTGGTACTGCTACAACTGGAGGAATAAGAGGTGGTGGGGGATCCGTCACTGCTGGACCTGTAACATTGGGGACATAAATGAGTTTTACAAAAGCGACATTAACAACAGCAATACAAGATTACACTGATAATTCAGAAACAGTTTTTGTAAACAATATACCTAATTTTATAAAAGCCGCTGAAGAGAAAATATTTAAAAGTATAGATTTAGATATATTTAGAAAAAATGTTACAAGTGCATTAACATCATCTGATGCTTTTCTTACAGTGCCAAATGATTATTTAGCGTCTTTTTCTTTACAGATAACTACATCTGGTTCTGAAAGTTTTTTACTACAAAAAGATGTAAACTTCATTAGAGAATACACACCAGCTTCAACAACAACTGGATTACCAAAATACTATGCTAGATTTGATGAGGATAACTTTATTTTAGCACCTACACCAAATAGTAATTATGCAATACAATTAAATTACTATCATAGACCCGCAAGTTTAACAGCAGGTTCTGATAGTGGTACAACATGGGTTAGCACCAATGCACCTTTTGCTTTACTTTACGGATCTCTTGTAGAGGCTTATACTTTTATGAAAGGTGAGCCAGATGTGATACAAAACTACAATGGCT